ATTATTAAAAGTTGTAAAGTCAATTAGTCATCCAAACGATAGAAAAAATTATAAATTTGCAAAAGGATGGGTTAGAACTGTTGTTGGAAGTTTTATAAATAGACCTAATACATATATGGATACTGACTTTAGTCAACATAGCAATAGATACACTTTTAGTAAAACAATAAAGAACACCAATGAGAGAGTTAAGAAAAGAAAAAAAATAACTAATAAAGAAAAAGAATTTGCCACAAATGTAGTAGTGGGTATGGGAGCTGTAGAAGCATATAAAAATGCATACAATGAAATATCAAATCAAAAGGCAAGAAAAAAAGCAACAATACTATTAAAGCAGGAGAGAGTGATGAGCGAAATAGAAAAATCAGTATTAGACGTGGCAAAAGGTTTAGGTATAGACCACAAATATATATTGAATAAATTAAAAAATCTTGCAGATTTTAGTGAAGATGATAATATTATCCTTCAATCCACTAAAGAGCTTGGTAAAATTGTAGGAACATCTGGAAATACAATTAAGCAAAAAGAAATGGGATTGCTTGGAGTATTTCAAGGTTTTTCACAAGAACAAATAGAAGGGGCTTCAAGAAACGAGTTAATCGAGGATAAAAATGAAATCAAACAAGAAAGTAGTTGATGAATTTAGAACGGATGATGATGGGAATATAATAGGATGTCCTAAATGCGGTGCAAGGAATATGAAAAAAGATGGATGGAGTTATTATAAAAAAAGTAAAAAACAACAATGGTCATGCAATTCATGTTTTAGAAAAACATTAAATCCTGTCATAGTAGAGGAATCTCCATTCAAAGTCGCTGATAGAGACCCAGAGTTAATGCCAGTAGAAGATATAATAAGTTTTCGTCAAAAGGCATATAAACAAAAAAAGAAATCAAAACAAAGTAGAAATCTTGTTAATATAAATATCAATGTCGATGGCCCAATAGGAATAGCTCATTTTGGAGACCCTCATGTTGATGATGATGGTACAGACTTATCGCAAATAATAATGTATATGGATATTATTAATGAAACTGAAGGAATGTTTGCAGGTAATCTAGGGGATATTCAAAACAATTGGATAGGTAGACTAGCTGCATTGTATGGTCAACAATCGACATCAGCTAAAGAATCTTGGAGATTAACTGAATATTTTGTAAACAAATTAGATTGGATTTATTTAGTAGCGGGTAATCACGATGTATGGAGTGGAGATGGAGACCCATTAGAATTTATAATGAGAGACCATAAGGGATTGTATGAAAGATGGGGAGCTAGGATGAATCTTATATTCCCAAATGGAAAAGAAATACGAATCAATGCTAGGCATACTTTCAAAGGAAATTCAATGTGGAATACTGCTCATGGTGTAGCAAAGGCAGCTCAAATGGGATGGAAAGACCATGTTTTAACTTGTGGACATACTCACGTTTCTGGTTACCAAGTTGTAAAAGATGCAGCTTCTGGATTGATTTCACATGCCTTGCAAGTAGCCTCATTTAAGATTATGGATAACTATGCTGATAAATTAGGATTAGATGATAAGAATATATTTAATTGTCCAGTAACAATTATTGACCCTCGATATGACGATGATGATAATAGACTAATCACTACAATATTTAATCCATTAATAGCCTCGGAATATTTAAAGTATCTTAGAAGTAAATAATATGACAAAAAATAAAAAAAATATTCCATATCATATAAAACATAATTATAAACAATTTAATTCTGTAAATGGATATACTTTTTGGGCTAAAGATAAAGAAGATGCAAAAAAATATTGTAAATTGTTAAATTTAGTTTTAGGAAATCTTAAAGATTAAAAATAAAAATGGCTAATATAAATACTGAAAATGTAAATAAAGCTGAAGAAGCTCTTCAATTAGCTCATAAAGACCTTATATCTTTTGGTAAACTTTTTCTTCCAGATGATTTCATGCGTAGTGAAACTCCATTTTTTCATTATGAAATGTCAGATTCTATAGATGATAGAAATGTAAAACAATTAGCAATTATTATACCTCGTGGACATGGAAAAACAGTTTTAACAAAAGCATCTATAATAAAGGATTTTGTATTTTGTAACGATAAGAACAATTTTCTTTTCTATGCTTGGGTATCAGCTACTCAAAAACTAAGTGTAGGTAATATGGATTATATTAAACATCACTTAGAGAATAATGATAGAATAAAATATTATTTTGGTAATTTGAGAGGAAGAAAATGGACTGAAGAAGATATTGAATTATCAAATGGCTGTAAACTTATATCAAAAAGTAATGTTGCTGGTATAAGGGGAGGAGCTAAATTGCATAAGAGATATGACCTTATTGTATTAGATGATTTTGAACATGAAGCAAATACAATTACTCCAGAAGCTAGAGAAAAAAATGCAAACCTTGTGACTGCTGTTGTTTATCCAGCTATCGAACCTCATATTGGAAGATTAAGAGTAAATGGTACTCCAGTGCATTATGATTCTTTTATAAACAATCTTTTGACAAACTATGCAAAAGCCAAAGAAGATAAAAAGGAATTTGCTTGGAGAGTAATAACATACAAAGCTATTACTGAAGAAGGAAGTCCTTTGTGGGAATCTTTTTTTGATAGTAAAAAATTAGAAGAAAAGAAAAAGTTCTATTCCGATTCGGGACAACCTCAAAAGTTTTACCAAGAATATATGATGGAGGTAATGAGTGAAGAAGATGCTGTATGGACAAGAAGACATATAAAATATTGGGACGGATATTATAAAAATGATGACGGAATAAATTATCTAGTTCTTAATAATGAAGAAATCCCCATAAATGTTTTCATAGGTTGTGACCCTGCGACTGATATTGATACAAAACATTCTGATTTTAGCGTAATAATGGTTGTAGCTGTAGATGCAAATAATAATGCTTATGTTTTAGAATATGAAAGACATAGAAGTATCCCAACTATAGGAAGCAAAGACCCTTCAAATGGAGAAATAATTGGAAAGAAAGGTGTAGTAGATTATATAATGGAATTACATGAAAAATATAATTGTACATCATCTACAGTTGAAGATGTCGCAATGAATAGAAGTATATTCCAAGCTCTCAATGAAGAAAGAAGATTAAAAAATAAATATCATATATCAGTTATTCCAGAAAAGCCAGGAGGCCAACAAAAAAGAAATCGTATATATAGCGGACTTTCAGCTCGTTTTAGTATGGGAACTGTCTTTATTCGTAAAAATATGTTTGATTTAATTAATGAGATTGTTACTTTTGGGCCTAAAATGGCTCATGATGACACAATAGAAAGCCTTTTTTATGCATTAATTCACGCTTTTCCACCAAACTTTACTAAAAATAAAGAAAAAAAGTGGTTTAAGAAGATAAAAAAAGCAAAAAGTTGGGTAATATCTTAATGGCTGGAAAAAGCACACATAAAATTGAAAATCCTAAAAGTATGAAGCAATCATCTTTACAAACAAGGTCTACTTTAGGTTCAGGTTCATCAGATGTCGGTGGCCCGAAACATTCATATTGGCAATCATTTATGCCAAAAACAAAATCTTTTGTTCCTAAAAAACTTAATGTCCTCTGGTCTCAAAGAAAAAAATAATGTATAAATTTGGAAAAAGAAGTAAAGAACGCCTTAAAGGAGTTGACTCCAAACTTGTTAATGTACTTAATGAATTAATTAAAATAATGGATGTTACTATTATTGAAGGTTTGCGGAGTAAGGAGCGGCAGGAGCAATTATTAGCACAAGGGAAAACGAAAACCAAGTATTCCAAACACATAGAAGGAAAAGCTGTTGACCTCGCTCCTTACCCGATAGATTGGGAAGATAGAGAAATGTTTCATTATATGGGTGGAATGTTGAGAGGATTAGGCAAGGCAATGGGTGTTAAGATACGTTGGGGCGGAGATTGGGATTCCGATGGAGATATAAATGATAATAAATTTGATGATTTAGTTCATGTAGAGATAAAAGATTAATGGCAAGACAATCTAAGAAGTTAGTAGATAATATAGTCGATTTATTTAGAAAAGCTAATTCGGCTGAAAGACAAAAATGGCAAACAGATGCTCAAAAGAATTATGAATTTTTCTTAGGAGAGCAACTTTCGGCTTCTGAAAAAGAAGAATTACAATCAGCTGGGATGCCAGATTTTGTTATCAATAGAATCACTCCAGTTATAGAAATGATGAAATTTTTTGCAACTGCAAATAATCCAAGATGGCAAGCAGTTGGAGCTGATGGAAGTGATTCAGATGTAGCAGCTGTCCATTCTGACATAGCTGATTATTGTTGGAATAATTCAAATGGTAATAGTATATACTCAAGTGTAATACAAGATGCTTTAGTAAAAGGCATTGGTTATATGCAAGTTGATGTAGACCCAGACCAAGATAGAGGAATGGGAGAAGTTGTTTTTAATTCAGTCAATCCATTTGATGTATATGTAGACCCCACTTCAAGAGATTTCTTATTTAGAGATGCAAGTTATGTAATCATAAAGAAAGATTTACCTAGAGAACAATTAATGAGATTGTC